CATCACCATTAGTTGTGGTAAATGCATTAGTTAAAGTTGTTGTAGATTTGATAGGAGTAATGTCATAAAATGCTCCTCCAGAATATACATATAAAAATCTGTTTGTGCCTAAGGCTGCATACTTAATACCTGAAGCATTAACAAAATGATGAAGCGCTGTATTTCTTCCAGTAAGAGTGTTGTCCCCTAATTGAGCCCAACCCCCTATTTTTTCAGGAGAACCATATCTAAAACGTACATAATCACCACTGACCCATTGACCTTCGCCACCAGTCGCTGTAACCTGTTTATTGAATCCTGGTTGAAATCTTAATTTTTGTAGCATAAAACCCTTATATTATTAAAAGGCCCAGCTTACAAATGAATATCTGACACCTTTCTTTGTCTCCTTAACTTCATGAGGATACATGAAATTAGATGGAAATAAAAGTATATCCCCTGTTTTTAAAGGAATTTCTTTGCCTCTGCAATAAAATTCTGCACCTTCATAATCTTCATTTAAATTTGCAACGATAGATATTATAGGTACTCCTTTCATTTTACCATCAAAAATACTGTGTATATGATCATAATGCTCTCTCATAGTATTACCTACTTCATATTTATTAAATCGTATGGGGCTAAATTTTGTAAGCCATGGTCCTTGAGTCTTGTCTCCTGGTACGCTATGTTTTATTTGATATTCTTCTAGTGCTTTAACAAGATAAGGTGTAATTTTATTTTGTTGTTCTTGTGTACAAGACATTACATCTAATTCTTTTGTAGGTTCAGATGAAAACGTACCTGAAGCATAGTTATTCCAAGTATGTTTTTTCCATTCTTTTTTATTACACTCATCAATCAACGCTTTACATAACTCTACAGGTATGTGGTTTTTAACGTATATATAATCTTCAATTGTGCTCATTCATTATTTTCCTTATATCTAGATGGGTTAAACTTTCTTTACTTCCTAATGTATCGACACTAAATGTGTTAAAAGATAAACTTAATCTTGATTCTTTTCCCATGTTTGTTGGTACGCTATGTTTTAAACTAGATGGGAATATTAATAATTCTCCATCCACACACGGTAATAAAAATGTTTCTGAATTTAAAACATTATATTTCTTAGGATCAAGTTTCATAGCATGTTGTATTGACTTTTGAAATTGTATAGGAGGCAACATTTTATCTTGTCTTAAATAAAATACACCACTTAATATACTATTAGGATGAACGTGTTCGTGATGCTTGGAACCTGGTGGGTTTTTATTAGCCCAACATTGAGTAATTACTAATCTTTGATCTGACTGTGAAATATTTTTAGTATACTTATTTAAACTTTCATACATAAAGTTTTTAATATTTTTTAATTCTTCTATCTCTAATAAATAAGTATCTTGAGATTTAAAATTGGCATTTCCTTTTTGTTCTTTATAAGGTAAAGAATCCACGTACTTTATTTCTTTATTTAAATCACCTTCATACTTTGTAATAAGTAAAGGCGTTGGAAATATCTGTAATAATTCTTCTTTCATTTGTCTATTTCTATCTTATAAATAGATAGAAGTCAATTTGATCTAGATCAATTATGCTTGTAGTCCACCGTGTGAATCTGATGTTGATCCATGAGAATGACCTGCGTCTATTAAGTCTCCAAAATCAGCTGAATTACCTGTAGAGGCAATAGTTATATATTGTATTACATTAGTCGCTGCTGGATATAAATCTCCTGCAAAAATTCCTCTTGTATTATTTGAAGTTCCAGTAGCATATCCTGTTGCGTCTAGTAAATCTCCAAAATCTGATGCGTCTCCTGCTGATGCAATAGTTACATATTGCATTACATTAATTGCACTTGGAGTATAACCACCACCAAATACTTGTCTAACCGAACTAGAACATCCAGCTGTGTATCCAGTTGTAGCTGCTAAATCTCCAAAATCAGAAGCATCTCCAGTTGAAGCTATAGTTATATAATCTATAATATTTGAATAACCAGCTGGATTAGCAACACCACTTCCAAATACTCCTCTTGTTGATGATCCACCAGGTGCAACAAACCATCTTTCAGATGTTAAGTCACCAAAATCAGAAGCATCCCCTGCTGAAGCAATTGTTATATAATCTATAACATCATATTCATTATAGTTTGGAGCACTTCCTGCTTGACCACCAGCAAAGACACCTCTCGTAGTAGAACTGTGTGATCCAATCCTGTATCTTGCTACTGATAAATCTCCAAAGTCAGCACCATTACCTAATGATTGGAATTCAAGAGAACTTATATTAACAGCGACGTTAGTATTTCCTCCCCATATTCCTCTTGTGCCATTAGAACATGCACCTACTCCATAGTGTTGCACTGGTAAATCTCCAAAGTCTGAAGCATTACCGAGCGTTGGAATAAAAATCATATTTATTGTATTACTTGCTGATCCACCACCTATAAAACCTCTCCCTGATCCAGGCATATAGTTTACGGATGGGCGTTGTGGTTCATTTCCACTGCTTGCTAAATGACCACCACAGTTAGAAAGACCTGCATGATAAGCTCTTGCAACAGATAAATTTCCAAAGTCAACAGCATCGCCCGTTGAGGCTATCGTAATATAATCAATTACATCTATTGGTGAAGGTTGATCGCCTCCAGAAAAAGTTCCTCTCACACTATTACCATTACCTGCTTTAGAATTATTGGCGTTGCTGGTGTCTCCAAAATCAGCTGCGTTACCAGTGCTTTGTATTGTTACATAATCTATTACAGCAATACTACCACCACTTTCTAATCCACTAGCTTGTACTCCTCTTGTTGTACTAGATGCTGTAGATGAACAATTGTGTCTACCAGAGGTTAAATTTCCAAAATCTATAGCGTTACCTGTAGATGCAAGTGTAATATAATCTATAATATCTGAGTAACCTGGGGCTTGCCCACCCATAAATAAAGCTCTTGTGTTATCTCCCGTTCCTCCAGCAGTTGATCTTGCATCAGTCAGATTACCAAAATCTGATGCGTTACCAAGAGTAGCAATGGTTATAATCTCAATTGCGTCCTGTTTAGTAGGAGTATGACCTCCGCCAAATACACCTTTTATATCATTACCTGCTGCTGCAGGACCATTTTTTGCTGTGATTAAATCTCCAAAATCTGTAGCATTACCTGTGGTCATAATAGTTATATATTCTATAACATTTGAAAAACCTGCTCTATAACCTCCTCCAAATATTCCTCTAGTATGATTACCTACTCCTTGCAGAGCTGAAATATTGTCACCTATATCTCCAAAATCTGTTGCATTACCTGTGGAAGATATTGTAATATAATCTATAATATTACTAAGACTAGGAGTCGTTCCTCCTCCATATATTCCTCTATCACCTTTGTTTAAATGTTGATTAGCTCTAGCTAAATTATTCCGTTCTTTAATATCCCAAATAGCCATTATTGTAATCCTCCGTGACCATCGCTTGCAGCTCCTGGGGTTCCTTTAGCAATAGTTAGATCTCCAAAATCAGCAGCGTCTCCTGTTGATGCAATTGTTATATAATCAATTGTATCTGATACTGATGGAGTATAACCACCTGCAAATAAACCAGTTGTATTATTAGAGCACATTCCGTTAAAGGATCCATTAGCAGCTGTTAAATCTCCAAAGTCTGCTGCATTACCTGTTGAAGCAATAGTCACATAATCTATAACATCAGTAACACCACCTGGGATAATTCCTCCTGCCCATACACCTCTTGTTGAAGAAGACGTTGCAGCTATGGTATGTCTAGCAACAGTTAAATTTCCAAAGTCAGACGCATCACCTGTTGTTGCTATTGCAACATAATCTATTGTATCTCTGAGTGTTGGAGAATCTCCTCCTGCATAAACTGCTCTAACATTAGAAGAACATCCAGATTGAGTATAACGAGCTACACTAGAATCACCAAAATCGGTTGCATTACCTTCTGTAGATATGGTGACATAGTCCATAACATCTTGTAAACTTTCACCTGGTGCATATCCACTATTAAAAATTGCTCTTACTTGATTTCCTGCTCCACCTGGACCATTTCTAGCATTTGTTAAATTTCCAAAATCAACTGCATTACCTTTTGCAGTATAGTTACTATATTCTATTGTATCTGATTCGCTTGGAGTAGCTCCCCCACCTGCAAGTGCTCTTATTTTACCTCCAGCTGTAGCAGTATTTGTTCGAACAGCTATTAAATCTCCCCAATCAATGGCGTCTCCAGCAGAGGCTATATTTATATATTGTACATCACTGACTACACTTGGAGTTTGACCCCCTAAAAATACTCCTGTATGACCACTTCCACCTGCACTTAAATAAGATAATTGAGCAAAGTCTGTTGTTGATAATCCACCGTGACCATTTGATCCTGCAGAACCAGCAAGTGTGGCAGAAGTTAAATCACCAAAATCAGCAGCGTTTCCTGTTGAAGCAATGGTCACATATTGCATTACATTTATATCTGAACCTGTATTTCCAGCTATTGCAACTGCTCTTGTTGAATTAGTACTAGAAGCAGCTCCTTTTGTAGCCGCTAACAGATCTCCAAAATCCGAAGCATCACCTGTTGAAGCAATTGTAATATAATCAATTATATCGCTAGTATCACCTGCAGGTTCTCGTCTTGCACCAAATCTAACAGCTCTTGTTGATGAAGAAGACGCTGTTGTTTCGTGAGCGACTGTTGTTAAATCTCCAAAATCTGTAGAATTTCCTACAGAAGCGATTGTTATATAATCAATTGTATTCTGTGACGCAGGTGTATTACCTCCCATACAAATTCCTCTAGTAGTACTTGAAGTGTTTCCAGAAGAACCTCTTGCAACCGTTAAATTACCAAAGTCTGCTGCATTTCCTGTTGAAGCTGTTTCTACATATTCTATTACATCTACAATCCCACCACCACTAAAAACTGTTCTTGTGTTACTTGCTGCCGCACCTTTACCTTTTTCTGACGATGATATTAAATTTCCAAAATCGGCAGCATTACCTTTTGAGTCAACTTGTACATAATCTATTACATCATTAGTGTCAGTACTGCCCGCCATTAAATAGCTTATTGAGCCTCCTCCTGAACCACCATAATAATGATTTGCTGTACTATCTCCAAAATCACTTGAATTACCTAGAGTAGATATTGTAATAAAATCCATGTCGGCTCTACGATTATTTCCACCATTAAATATTCCTCTCTGCCCTGATCCACCACCTAATGGTATTGGTGCTATTCTCGTTCCTTGATACCCGTCATTCAAACCACCGTGAGCGTTTGATACGCTACCTAGATTACTACGCGGAATAACAGCATCTCCAAAATCAACAGCAGTTCCTCCGATAGCAATAGTAAAATAATCTATAGTGTTTACATTTGCAGGAGTTCCTGCTCCAGATACTACAACTCCTCTAACAGAGTTACTAACTCCTCCTCCA